ATATTATATAATATATATATAATACATAATAATAATATATAAGAATATTATTAATTTTTAGGGCTAAAATCGCTGAAAGTCTTACTGTGTCTAGGTTTTGCTTGTCGGAGAAAAAAACAGTTTTACGAGAAACCTATACTTTCAGGAGACAGAAAACCCAAAAAAGTGTCGAAAACCTGTCAATGTTCCCTAAGTTTTCAAAAGTAACCAGAGACTTTTTAGGAGAATTTGGAATTTTTCCTTCGTTATGCCCAATCCCTAAACCCTGAAACAACGCAAATTCGTTGCAATGTAATATATTTTAGCCCTTATTTTTTCTCAAACTAACCATTTTGCGTTTATGCGCTATAGCTACATTTTTTCCGTGACTACATACCAAAAACCCGTGATAATATGTCAGTAAACACCGTGTTTACTGTCAATAAACAAAAGTCATTCACTGTCTAACCTCGTCATATCAATGCTTCTAGGAATTGCTATTTTCTATAAAACCTGTAATATACTTTTTAACTTAAAATTAGCCCAAAATAAAAGCCCTCTCAGAATCGCTTAGAAAGGGCTTTAAAAGTATGGAATGAGTAAATATGTTATGAGAGAGAATAAAGGGCAAATTTGAGCCTTACAGATACCTTAGCATGAATATTAGTGTTTTGGTTTAACTGGTTGATTTCGGTAGAACTTTGGCTTTAAGGTATTAAGGATTTCGTAAAACCAGAAACGTTCGATTTTAATTCTATCCTCAGAGCAAGTCAATAAACAGTACCAAGCCTTAAAGTTAATTACGAATGGTCTAAATATCATTTCCTTTGTCTATAAAATTCATCCCCATATTTTAATTCATAACCACTCATGGTTTCATCCCCAAATACATAATCCACTGCTTTTTCCAATTCGTTAAAACAACCACTTAAACAATCCACAATATCATTCGTTAACGGTTTTCTACTTCCATCAAAGTCCTGTACTGAGTTTAAAAACTTATCCGTCCATTCCCTTCTCAATACGAATATCTCGCCTCTACTCGCACAACTCGCTACCTTTAATGCCCTCGTTACCTTATCTCCCTGCGGTTTAATTGCCCTTACATCATACAGCTCGTTATCCTCTAACAAACTATTCCTAAAACTCTCCGCCACAATTTTAGCCGCACTACCACCCTCTAATTCCCACCTAATCCTCACTCCTTCTCCATCCTCTCTACCAACTTCTACTAACCACTGTTCAATATTGCCACCCTTTATCCTCTCCCACTTCACATCCGTAATGTAATAATTATCCCCAATTTTGTGCATTTTCATATTGGCAGTATAAAACGCTTTATTTAACTCATTCTGTTTACTCGCCGTATCTTTAGCCGTTGCCGCCATATCCCAAAATCTCACCTCTATACCCCTACTATCGTTATCAGGTATCTCATCAATTACCGTGAACCATTCCCTGTCAAATATCGCTCCAGCTTCAAACCTTACCTTCCAATTCCCATATAACAACCTTGCCTTCTCTACGGGATGCAATGCCTGTAAATTAGCAATATAATTTGGGTCTTTCTCCAATAACTTTTGATTCTCTTCAGCAGTTCCATAAATGAAAGTAGCACTTTTAGGGCTTAATCCATACTTTTCCTTTAACTCATCTTCGTCATCACTCCATATCGTTTCATCCTCTATCCTCACAAAATACCTCAATTTACCCCTTCTTTCCTTGATAGGCAACCCACTATCTTGGTCTATCCACCACTCAATAAACTTCGCCACCCAACTATCTGCATCAGGGTTACAAGTAGCTCTAACTGTCGGTTTTACCCCACACCCCGAACGGTTACGAGATAACATATAAAAAAATATTTCTTCAGAAAAATGTGTTAACTCGTCAAAACATAGCTTACATATCTGCGCACCCTGATAGTCATACACACTTTTTTCATACTGGATATGACGAAAGCTAATTTTAGCTCCAGTGTCAAATGTCCAATCCAATGGGTTTAATCTTACCTTCCCCCCAATGTCCTCATACAAAATCCTACTCTCATCCAATAATCCCCCCGGATTCGTTATCTGCGGAAAACTTCTTCTGAAAATTGTTGCATTATATCCTCTCACTTTCAAATAATTCGGATTCGCACAATCCATTAATAAACCACTACTTTTGCCACACCCTGCACTTCCGCCAAATATGCAAATGTCAGCCCTTGTAGTGTAAAACATGGTTTGCCCCCCTATTTGGGGTTTCCATGCTAATTTTCTCTCTACCTTTGAGTTAAACCGATAACTCTTGGCAATCGCTTCTTGTCCAATCCCTGCTAATCCTTTACGACTAATTAACCTTCCCACTCGCTATCCTCCAATTTAGCTTCAATTACTTCTCCATTGTTCAATAATTCCTCTAACACTCTATCCAGTGCTAACATCTTATTCCCTATCTCAATAAACGTATTCGCAGTATCTGCACTCGTTTTCATTGCCGTTATTATTTTGCTATATTTAGCTTCGTCAAACTGCTCAAAGTCAATCTTCCCATTAACCCTCGGTACTGTCTCAATAAATTCCCTAAATACCTCTCCACTTGCCTGTACCGCACTCCTCGCATTGCTCATCCCATTCTCACTTAACCTTAATCCCTGATTCTTGAATCTCTCTAATACATCATATTCCTGACTCGTTATTAGCTTACTCTGAAACTCCTCAAACGCTATTTCCCTCTCTAACCATAAGTTCCTCTCCGCTATCTCTCTCCATTCGTTGTACTTTAACTTTATCTCTGCTTCACTCGTTACCCCCTCCGCTTTAGCCCACGTCAATACACCCCTCCTAATACTTCTTTTCCCTATCTGCCCTAAATAATACAGGAAAAACCTCTGATACCAAATATCACTCTCCCCCTCCTGTTTCTCCCACTCTGGACTCACTAAGTTTTCTATTTTTTCTATCTTGACTATGCTTTTGCTTTTTTTCATACTACCTCCTATATGGTTATTTATATTATATTTTTTTGAGGGTTAACCCCACTCTTACCCCATACCCCTTCCCTCAATCAACTATAGCACAAAGATTCGATCGCGCCTAAAAGAAAAGCCCCTGTGGGAGGGGCGGTGTAGTTAGAGCCATTGAGCGAACTTGATAGCTTCTTCGAGAGTAAGATGTTTAGAGACAAAATTGCCGTTGCTGGTGGTTATCCAAAGACTGTCCCATTCGCCGTCATTTTGGATTTTATAAAGGGTAATACCGTCAAAAACGAGATAGCAAAGGTCAGTTAATTTGATAGGTTTATTAGGAGTTTGACGGGCATACTCACCTTGTAAAAACCACCAACCTTCTTCAAGATAATTTGCGATCGCAACGGTTACTTCATGATTTTCAAAACGTGTTTTCAACCAACGATAAACGGTGTTTAGTTGATGCCATACATCCATCGTGGTTTCATTCCAGTTAGCACGTCCTTCAAATTTAATCATGCCCCATGCACCTGCTGTATTGCGTTCGGTGTAACAATTGAAGGCTTTTAATACTCTGATACCTTCTAACACTTGCTCACACCATTCAGGATTGCTAATTAACTCTAATTCGTAGTCTTTATTGAAATCGAAACTCATTGTTTTTACCTCTTTGTTTGTTTAACTCTATGTCTCTATTATAACAACTATTCTCTTTTTTGGCAACCTTTTTCAAAAAAACTTTTTCTCGATCGCACCTATAAACTACTAACAACTACTCCTATAAGTCTGCAATATATAAGTGTATGTATGCAGTCATAGAAACTAGATGCGATGCGATCGGTCAATGAGAGAGTGCGCGATCGGTGATAACCACTAAAAGAACTCTAAAAATATAAATATGTATTAATACGACAGTAAGTATAAAACCAATTATGAAAAGATTATGAAAGCAAGTAGGGAGGGCAATTAAGAGTTTCTTAATGATTACAGAGTTATATAGTAGAGAGTAAAAAGTGTCACAATACGATGTGCCAATTTAGAGAGCTGGGAAAACAGAGAGAGTACAGTAGAGAAGATGGTAGAGTAAGGATAATTTGTTTTGCCTAGAGCGATACAAGTTTAACTCTATTTGAAAAGCCCCGTAATGGGGCATTATTTAATGGGTAAAACGGTGAGAGCAAGACTTACACTTCCATATTTGAGAACCGTACCTAGTAAAACCGTTTTTAACGAGCTTAGAAGAAAGACACTTAGGGCAGGAGTGAGATGGAGTAGATAATTGAGGATGACCGATGGGGGCAGGAGAATCAACAAAACGATAATTGCAAGATTTACAGAGGTAACGTTGCTTAGAACGAATGATACCGTGTTTAACGGTATGGATTGAATTACAGCGAGGGCAAATCATAATAGTTTAGGTTCGTAATAATTAAGAAATAACATCGGCAAGAAATAAAGTATTATTATTAGTTTTAATGAGTCGTTTAACCAAAGACCGAGCTTCTTTACAAGCCTTGTCAAGAGAAGAAAAAGGAAGATTATTAGGTCGTTGTCGGATAGCAGAGAATCCCCATTGAGTCATGTCTAAATTACACCAAATAGTAATAACAGCATGATATTTAATAGAAGTATATTTAATAGCAGTAGGTTGACATTGTTCTAACATAGCTTCAAGTTCAAGCATTATCATCACGAATTTACGCATTAACTTACGAACTCCTAACTTGATAGCTACATTTAATTTGATTTTGACTAAATTTAATTTGTTGAGAATTTGTTGTTTGTTCATTTGTTTTGTCCTTTGTTTAACTCTATGTCTCTATTATGACAGATACTATTAGACTTGTCAAGGGAAAAGCAAAACTTTTTTAAAAACCTTCAAAGTGCTTTAGTAGAGCCAAAACCTGATCAATACTTTTCTTTAATCCTTTATAATCCTCGTTATCAATCTGCATTTTATAAATCTTATTACTTGCCGCAATACTAAGTTTCTTCATTTCAGTATATTCACGAATATTATGATAATACTCAATTAACTTAAAATGAGCTTGAACAGCTTTACATTCAGGAGTCTTTTCGAGTTTAGAAAGAGTAGCGGTGCTTACCCCACAATAATGGGCGATATACTGTCTATTGTACTTACCATAGGCTAAAAGAATACTAGCCTTAACCTGCCAACCTTCTAGCTTATGAGCTACCACATCATCAATATCAATTCTTGCTTCTTCCATAAAAACACCTAATAAACTTATTTACATACTACCACGCTAGAATTAAAAATAAACAGGGTTAGGTGAGAAAATGATAGATATTAGCAAACTAGCAAAAGAAGCCATAGCATTCGGCTTAAAACCGCAAATCGTAGCGAATGCTCAGATAACCTTTAGTCAATCCACTGGTGAAGTATTAGAATTTGACGAGATAGGCAATCCGATAATAATACCTGCTGATAAAACACCCTTCGTCATAGACTGCTATTTATGGCAACCGAAGGATAGCAAAAACCAGAAGAATGAAGCAGGAGTTGACGTACTAAGTAATTACTATATCGGTAGATTAGTCAACCCTAAGACTTATACATTCCCTATCCGTGCCGATGGTGAAATAAACATAACTCTTAACGGCAGACAAGGGCGATTAATCGAACTTATGCAATTAGAAACCGCCTTTAGTAACGAAGTAGAATTGCCCAATAACTTAGGGCAAAAAATACAATGCTATATAGAATTTTCAGAGGGTAATTAATTAACTAATGTCTAGCTGTAATTGTCTATCTTTATTTACGGCATTAATTCGAGCTTCTGCTATTTCAATATATTCTGATTCTCGCTCTATTAATACATAGTTTTTATTCTCCTCAATACAAGCGATAGCAGTCGTTCCGCTACCACCAAAAGGATCTAAAACTATACCATCGGGCGGAGTTATTAACCTTACTAAATACCTCATTAATTTAATCGGTTTTACTGTCGGATGTTTATTTTCATATCCCATATTTCTCTCACTCGGACTTGCTTTTGCACAATAGAAGAAACGACTTGCTGAACCTTCATTGCTCTTGTATTCTTTAATTTCAATTAAATTTAAGTTATATACGTTTTTACTTATTTTTGGTCTTCCAATAAGGTTTTTGGCTCCACTTTTAGTTTCAGGAAAAAGACTAACAACTTCATCAGAGCCATCATGAATAAAATTAGCTGGGAATCGTCCTTGATGATGTGCAGTTCCGTTTCCATTATGTCTAGTAAACCCATTATTATCACCTTTTTTATTCCACATTGCAAACCTTCCTCCGTAGCTATCGGCTTGCTTTATTTCATTTGTCTCCACTCGACAATCATCAATATTAATTGCACCAGTCCCCCATTTAAGGACGTTTTTAGCAACGGTAGATTCTGATAATGGTTTACGGCATAAAGTGAAAAACTCGACTGCTGGTTTTAATGCTGTACCCCAACCTTCCCATTCTGAGTTACCTTGCGTAATAGGGATGTTTTTACCTGCTTGTTGTCTTGTCCATTCATCTTGAGCATAACAATTACTTTCACTGCGACAAAATAGTTTTTCCCCTACAACTTCTCTTTCATTACCTTCTAATTTGTCTATCGCCTTCCCCACATTTAAACTCTTAGGAAAGCCAGAACCGTACACCCATGAGACAATATCTCTAATTTCAAAACCAGCGTCTTCAAGGTTAACTGCCATGCGGTGTTGAGTGCGTGTTCCACAGGCAACTAAAGCATGACCACCGGGTTTTAATACTCTTAATACTTCTTGCCATAATTCAACTGAAGGAATTTGATAATCCCATTTTCTATTCATGAAGCTAATCCCATAAGGTGGGTCTGTGATTACGGCATCAAAGAAATTATCAGGGTAGGATTTTAAGACTTCAAAACAATCGCCGTGAATAATAGTATTTAATTCCATGTTTAAAAGGGCATTACGCCCTGTGAGTAATTAACAATGACACAAAGTATTGACCAGACTTCTAACATCGTCCAGACTTGAGATGACCGTTACAATACCCCTCCAGTCTTCATGAAATTTCGCTTCGTCATCCGTTAACTTCCGTTGAGATGGTGGTTTTTCACCGTCTTTAATCTCAACTAAAATGTTTAACTTCCCATAACGACTACTAACCAGACCTACCAAAATATCAGGGCAACCCTTGCCAATAGTATGTAAATGCAAAACAGAGCAACCTTGACGGCGAAACTCCGCTACAATCTCAGATTGGTTAGCATCCACACGGCGAGGACGATGTAATAACTTGTTAGACATTTTCTTAAAATATTTGTTGATAAACTTAATTATGTTTATTAACTTATATCTTAAACACAAAAATTGCAACCAATATAACATTAATTAATAGACTCAGAAAACATAATTTAACTAATGAGTTTTGAATACCTGTCGTTTCAACCAGACTTAAGATACAGGCGTTAAAAAACTCTCTTAAATCTTCCATTACCTCGACACTCATTTCTACTTTTTCAGTCTCGTCATCTACTGACTGATATAAATATTCGAGATAATTTTGCAGTTCATCTAAGTTACGTCTCATACTGATTGACCTCTTGGACGGTATTTTTTAAATGGTAACATTAACTGCTCAGGGATAACGAACGGTTCAGAATTTCTACTGTTATAACGTATCGTATATTCATCAAACGGAACTTGTACCTCCTCCAGTCCTTGATAAGAACCATTAGAAGTAATAAAGTTCAATAAATTACCCACCGCCGACTTGAAATTTTTAATCTCTTGAGTATTCGTGCTAAAGTCTAAACCAGACTTATACTCAATTCGTAAATCTCTAATTAAAGTAGCTTTATGTATCAACAATTCTCCATTTTGATACAAAGTATAGTCATCAGGCTCTAAAGTCTCGTATTCATCCAGTCCTCTACGATAAAACGGATAAATATTATCATCATAGTAAAGACTATTAAGCAACGCATACTCACTATGTACGGGGTCAAATCCCTTTCTAATCTCAATAGTTGGTATGTATGTTAAATCAATAGGTGTATAAGCTAAATAAAACTCATTACGGCGAGGGGATGAATAAGTATAGTTTATTTTCTCTGTCCAGACTTGAGGCTCGATCGCACGATTACACCCCACGCTAGACTCAACCAGACTTTGCACATAGTCTAACTTACCATCTAATTCATCAGTTCCAATTAGACTCGCTAGACTTGGACAGTATTTTAAAATGTCGTCATCGTTTAATATTGCCATTTAATCCAGCTCCTAGACAACCACTTGTGATCAACATATAACTATCCTCATTGGATAGCTTATCGGTAAACAAACCAAAAAGACCAGCCGATAATATAGCGACTGGTAAAACTATCTTTACCAGTTCGTTACAAACATCTAACCAGTCTTTACTATCATTGTCATTAATCACATCTTTTAGTTTATCACACTAAAGGACACGCACTGTCGTTATTCGCACAATACACCTTGTTATCCATGTCAGTTCTAATTTTGTCTCCACACTTAGAACAAACTACGGGGATATTGGTGTACTCTGTGATTTTTTCTACCGATTCCTTAGGTTTTGTTACAGCCATAATTACACCGCCACATCTAAAGTTCTAACATCTAATACTCGTAACTGTTGAGGAATAGCAGAAGCATCGCTATAACCAGTCGGATCAACGTCAAGAGGTGCAAATCCTTCATTAGATAACCAGATATAATCAGACTTACGACCGTACCCAGTAATCTCGTTTTGACGAATCTCCATAGGATCACCTATACCCCGTGCGATCGTATCAACACCAAAAGCATAGCTAGTTCTGGTGAGAGTAGCACCTAAAGAACCACCTAGAGTCTCATTTCTAACACCTTCACTACCTGCCGCACCCACACTGGTAGCATTAGTTTCAAAGATATGGAAACCATAATATTTACCTTGATAACCGCTAATCTGACCAGTCATGGCAGGAGGAGTATTAGCAGGTAACAAGATATTAGTTAAATCTGCTAATTGCTGAGGAGTAGGTACTTCCCATTTAGACTCAAACTCTAGTTTTAACTGTGCTAAAGCAGTAGGATGAATCGCTAAACCATAGCACCCGTCAGACATAGGAGGAATTTGAATGGTGTGCATATAACTGTACAAATTAACCAAGAAGTTGCGAGTCATTGTACCGTTATCACCAGTATCAAGAGCAGTGGGAGCAGTAGCAATAAAACCCTTATCGTTATAAATAACTCGACTGGTAGGTTTCCAAAGGTTACGCACCTTCAAATCTAAAAATTGATTGTAGTTATAACCAATATTGCGATTAACAATACTCATTAACTCAATCATGGAATAAGCCATGACGAAGGTAGGAATACGCACGGGATTATTGACTGTACTAGCTTTACCCATACCCCATTCGTTAAGGACAATCTCAACTACCCCTGTTGCTACATTTTGATAGGTGGTATCAATATCAACAAAAGTTCCGCCACCAGATAATAACCAGTCATTTTCGTTAGTAGGAGCAGGAAAATAACGAGAGCGATGTACCTGAATAGTTGTACCTTGTCTTTTCTCGAAGTCAATTCTAGTATTAGCAAATTGAGCAAAGATAAAGCCGGGGATGTGGGTTGTTCTAACCAGACTTGAAAGAGTAGTTAAAAACCCACCGATAATGTCACTAGCTACTGTTGCCGCTTCTTTAATCGTGCGTTGACCTTGTAGTAAACCGTTTTTACGACCCCAAGACTCTAAGTCTTTAATAACTTGAGAACGATTCTCCGCTACAAAGTTATCCAGACTTTCATAGTCATAACTAGAGTACATATCACCGCCATTGCTAGGCTTAACAATACGACTAGACTCAACAATATCAAAAGCCTCTTTGCAGATACCGTAGGGATTATCGGAGTCAGTAGTAGTAACAGTATTTACATTCACGTTAAATTTTTGTTCAGTGTTTTGAGAACCGTGTAATTTGAATAAATCAGCGAGATTTTGCTCAGTTTTTTTCGTTACTTCTAACTCTTGTTTAGTTTCCTGTAACTGAGTTTCTAATGCCTTTAATTTTTCGCTCCAGTCTTGATTAATTTGAGCTTCTTTTTCCGCAAAAATCTTTTGAGATTCTTCCTTAACCTGACTTAATTCAGTGTTAAAAGACTCTTTGATTTTAGCCATTTCCGTAGCTAGACTTTCTTTAATTAAGGCAGAAAAATCAGGAGTTTTATCTTCTTTTTTCTCTACTTTAGCCTCGTTAATTTCTTTAATAATCTGTTTTTCTTCCGTAGAACCTTCTACCGAATCTTTAACAGAAATTCTTTTCAATTCCTTTAAAGTATTCATAAACCTAACAAATAATAACTAATATCTACACTAAATATAACATTAAAACCTCTTTAAGTTCATACTTTCTAAGTCGATTTCTCTCAAGATTCTTGCACGAGGACAATTACCAGATACCACCATACTTAACTCCATACCACTAAAATCACCATGACGAATGTAATAAGGTGCTAGTCTTTCGTCATCACTTTCAATATCCATTAACCACATATAGGTTGGGTCAGGAATAATATGAGGGCATTCGTCACTATCGAAGCTAACATTGCACTCAGGACAAATATAATCCAAATTCGCATAACCACCTACCGATAAATCTGATTGACGTAAATAAACAATATCACTAGCAATAGGAGAATTTGCTTCTACTGCTACCCACAAAATAAGAGCGTGATAACCTTCTTTAGTTAATATCTTTAAATCATTTTCTACATTAGGACTATCTTCAGTCAAAAACAATTTAGTATTTAACGACAAATCACTTATCTCGACGATCGCACCGTCAAAAATAATACCTTGAATATTTTTACTATCACCCCAATCATGGTTAAAAAGAAAATCTTTACCGACTAAAGTACGCCCCATAGAATCAAGAGTTTCGAGACTCCAACGGGCATTATTATGATGCAATAAATTATCCGAAGCTAAGGTAGGAAACGTGTAGAGTTCTTCGGCGGTATATTCTACACCCCCAATATTTCGATATTTGTTAATTAATTTAAGTTGCTCTGTTGACGGATAGCCCGAACGTAGGTCTAAGAAAAAATTATCTTTTAACATGATATTTTTGTTACTTTTAGGTTATCTTAATTATATTGTGTATCTTAGTAAAGGTTTATGAATAAACAAGAATTAGTGCGTAAAGTGCAAGACGAAACGGGTTATTCTCAAAAACAAATTGACGCAACCCTCAAATCCTTAACTAAAACTATCACCGAGGCATTGGAACAGGGCGAGGTTTTGGTACGTTTAGCACTAGCAAACGAGAAGCAAGAGAGCATCGTAACCCCCAAACAGGGGAAACTATCAAAAGTGAACCTAAAACAGTACCCGTGTTTAAATTTAGCAAAGAGGTAAAAGATAGTGTTAAAGACATTTAAAGAATATCAAGACTTTACCCATAGCACTGCTATTTATCCTGACAACAAAGCCGTTGAATATTTAACTCTTGGCTTAGTATCCGAAGCAGGGGAAGTAGCAGGAGTAATAAAAAAGTCTATTCGTGACCACACCTATTTTCTTGAAGTCAAAGACAAACTCAAAAAAGAAATGGGTGATGTTATGTGGTATATAGCCCAAATTTTATATCACTATGACTTAGACTTTGACGAAGTGCTAAAAGCCAACATGGAGAAACTAAAATCCAGACAAGAACGAGATAAATTAACAGGAGATGGTGACGAAAGATGAGTGATATTACTAAATGCTTAGGTAGAAATTGCAGTATAAGGAATACTTGCTATCGGTTTACTTCTACCTCAAATATGTATAAGCAATCTTACGCTGATTTTGACTTAAAGTTCATTGACTTAAAGTTTATTCACCAACAAACAATTGATCACAATATACAATGTGAACATTTTTGGGAGAATTATGATCGTTAAATATATTTTATTTTTAAAAGCCGTATTCACCTTGCCACCCTTTGAAGAAAACGAAGATTTGTAATGGAATTAATCAATGACAAATATTTCAGGCTCGAAGTCCTTAGCTGTACGACTCGCCCTAATCTGTTGGCTTATTTGGCTTTACACCAATGCTATGCAGAACAGGCAACCGCCGACGATTTACCCAGATTGTCCACACTATCCGATGAAGAATTAGGCAGGAGAGTAGTGGAAAAATGCGTTAAATTCGGGCATTTTTCCGTGTTAGAACACCCTGTAATTAGCTTCAATGTCATTGGTTTTCCTCATAGTGTCATGGCACAGGCAACCCGTCATAGACATATTAGCTTTAGCGTTCAATCCCAACGTTATACAGGGGAAAGAATAGTTACGCATGGAGTTAAAATTTACGGGTTTAACAAAGGTGCGTTAATGGATAAAGACTTAATCCAAGAATTATTCTATTTCCGTCCTCTTGGTAGCTATCAAGACAGAATAGGCAATTATTACGAATATGACGAGAAATTGCTTGAAAAAGACTTGAATGACTGCACCAGAGCAATATTAGACTATCACGAACGGGTAATTGAAAAGAAATTAGCACCAGAACACGCTCGTGACTTTCTACCCCAAAATATACGTCAAGACTTCGTCATGACCATGAACGCCCGTAGTCTTATGCACTTTTGCGATTTGAGACTCCCCAAGGATGCTCAACTAGAAATTAGAACTTTAGCCAATATGATGCTAAATGAGTTTAAAAACTGGATGCCCGAAGTAGCGGAATGGTACATAAAAAACAGAGCTGAAAAGAATAAGTTAGCACCATGACAGACCCCATAGTAGAACAGGTAATCACCAAATACCGAGAGCGATCGCAACTAGGCATAAAAAAATATGGCTTAACCTTAAAAGATAATCAACTAGAGATTATCGAGTGGTTAAACCATATTCAAGAGGAATTAATGGACGCTACTGTTTATATTGAAAAGTTAAAAGAAGAAATTAAGTAGCCTTGTTTTCTCTCATCTTTTTTATTACTTCCCATTCGTCCTCGTAAACGTATTTAGTAAATCCTTTACGAGGTTTTTTACGAGGTCGCCCAACAGGCTGAACGACTCTCGTATCTACTTTACCACCGCACTCCACACTAAATAAACAGGATCAGAAAAAGAAGGTAAGATGTCAGTTAATACTATACTGTACAGTTCCATTGATGGATGAAGTCGAATTAAAACTTTTCTATCATCAGATTCGTAGAGAATCTCCCAATCATTCTCTAGTACACTAATTCCTGCAATTTTTTTCCCTGAAAAATTAAATACTCCTTGCATTTTGTTTTACCTTTTTAACTCTACACTTCTATATTAATAATTATCTTAGAAAATGTCAAGTATTTTTCTAAGATAATTAT